ATTCGCCAGCCCGATATTCGCCTAGCGATAGAAAATAATCATTCGTTTCGTTTACCATGACAAAAAAGAAGACAAAAAACTTAGAAAACGTGTCAGTTGAGACTCTGATCCCTTACGTCAACAACAGCAGGACTCATTCGCCAGATCAAGTAAATCAGGTGGCTGCTAGCATCAAAGAATTCGGGTTCACAAATCCTGTTTTGATCGACGCTGATAATATGATCATCGCTGGTCATGGTAGAGTCCAAGCTGCCATGAAGTTAGGGCTAACCGAAGTCCCTTGTTTACGCCTGGATCACCTAACAGATAACCAAAAGAAAGCCTACATCATTGCAGATAACAAGCTGGCGCTGAATGCTGGATGGGATGATGAACTCTTAAGGCTAGAGCTAGGCAATCTTGACGAGAATGATTTTGATCTTAGCCTAACTGGATTTAGCGATGACGAGCTGAAGAATCTATTGCTACCAGAGCAAGTAAACGGTTTAGTTGACGAAGATCAGGTTCCTGAAGTACCTGAAGATCCTGTCACGGTTGAAGGAGACATCTGGATTCTAGGCAATCATCGATTGATGTGCGGGGATAGTACGAGCATTGATGCGGTTGATAAATTGACTGATGGCAATAAGATCGACATGGTTTTTACCGATCCGCCATATAATATTAGTTATCAAGGCGTTTCAGATAAAAGGGAAAAGATTCATAATGATAAAATGCCAGATGATGATTTTGTAGATTTTCTGCAACAGTCTTTATTTGGATGCGAAACCATGTATGTCTGTTGTAGCTGGCAGTATTCTCATTTATTTAGAAAGGCAATGGAAAATATCGCAAGATCTCCGAAGGCAATGATTATATGGGACAAAATAAACCCTGCCCAACATCTTGATAAGTATTTTAAGCAGCATGAGATTATATGGTATTACGGGGATTTCGGAGGTCATAAAACACTTCGTGGTGATATATGGCAGATGAAAAGGCAGAGAAATACAGTTCATCCCACAATGAAGCCTGTTGAACTGATTGATATGGCTATGATAGATCAGCCAGATAAACAAAATATATATGACGGTTTTGGTGGATCAGGTTCAACTTTGATTTCTAGTGAAAAAAATCATCGATCATGCTTCATGATGGAGCTAGATACAAAATACTGTGACGTGATCGTTAATAGATGGCAGGATTTTACTGGTAAAGAAGCTGTCCACGAAGATGGTAGAAAATTTAACGATCTGAAGAAATCAAATGAGTGAAGCTGGAGCGCCCACATACCCCGTTGCGACTATCGCAAAGCTGTTGCTTTTAACTGAACGAAGGGTCCAGCAGCTTGTCAAAGAAGGGGTTATCCCGAAGACTGAGCGTAATAGATACGAGTTAGCGCCAGCAGTCCAAGGATATATCAGATATCTGCAAGAAAGAATGGCTGGCAATCCATCAGCGCCCGTAGATTTTCAACTAGAAAAATCCCGATTAGTTAAAATCCAAGCAGATAAAGCACAAATTGAACTAGACCACCTAAATGAGATTTTAGTTCCGACGGAGCAAGTAGCTAAAGAATGGGAATCGATTCTTATAGATATGAAGTCTAAACTTATATCAATTCCTTCTAAGGCAGCCCCGCTTATTAGGGACGAATCTGATACGGGAACAATAATGGATATTCTTCAGGCGCTAGTTGATGAGGCATTGTTGGAGCTTATAAGTTATGGAAAGCATATCGAAAGCCAGAAGGATTCTTTTGAATGGAATGGAGATTCTGAACCCACCGCCGAAGCTAACGGTTAGCTCTTGGGCAGATACTTGCAGAAAGCTAGATAGCCAAACGAGTTCAGAAGCTGGGCAATGGTATACCAGCAGGGCCGAGTATCAACGCGGCATTATGGATGCCTGTTCAGATCCAAAGATCAAAGAAGTTGTTGTGATGGCTGGCGCTCAATTGGGTAAGTCTGAAGCCCTTCTAAATATCATAGGGTTCCACATTGATCACGATCCATGTCCGATCCTGATGCTTCAGCCAACTGAGTCCATGGCTCAAGCCTTTAGCAAAGACAGAGTCGCCAATGGCCTTTTACGTGCAACGCCTGTTCTTCAGGGAAAAGTCAAAGATCCCCGAGCAAGAGACTCAAACAACACGACGCTTCACAAGATCTTCCCTGGCGGCAGTCTTAGTCTGGTAGGGGCCAACAGCCCTGCTGGGTTGGCGTCGCGTCCTATTCGTGTCGTTCTAGCCGATGAGGTAGACAGATTCCCAGCATCAGCAGGAAGCGAAGGTGATCCTTTAGGTCTGGCAAGAAAGCGAACATCTACGTTCTGGAATCGCAAGATCATCGCGGTATCTACTCCGACGATCAAAGGCGTCTCTAGGATTGAAGATGCTTATTTCAAATCTGATATGCGTGAATACTATGTTCCTTGTAAGCATTGTGAAGAACCGCAGACATTAAAATGGGCCAACGTCAGATGGAAAGATGATGATCCTGAGACGGCTCAGTATTTATGCGAAGAATGCGGATGCCTATGGTCTGATGCTGATCGTAGATGGTCCGTAAGAAACGGACAGTGGGTAGCTAAGGAAGAATTCAAAGGTATAGCAGGGTTCAAGATTTCAGGGCTTTATTCGCCTTGGACACCATTAAGTGATGGGGTCAGAGAATTCTTATCAGTTAAGAAGAACCCAGAACAGCTAAAGGTATTTTGCAATACTTACTGGGGCGAATCCTGGGAAGACGAAGGTGAGTCTATCGACGAATTCAATCTGATAGAACGTAAAGAACACTTCAACCTTACGCCTGAAGGTGTTGTGATGATTGTAGTCGGAGCAGACGTTCAGGATGATCGTATAGAGTTGAGCTTTATCGGAATTGGCAGAGATGAAGAATCTTGGGTGCTAGATCATGAAGTTCTTTATGGCGATCCATCAACGCCTCAACTTTGGACTGCACTAGACTCACAACTAGCCAGGACATTTGAAACAGAAGACGGACGGACGTTAGGCGTAAGAGCGACAGCTATCGACTCGGGTGGACACTTCACGAATACTGTCTATCAATACTGTCATAAGAACTTTGGGAAGCGAGTCTTTGCAATCAAAGGTGTAGGTGGCGAAGGCAAACCTATCGCAGGGAAACCTTCACGCAATAACGTGGTTAAATGTAGATTATTCCCTGTTGGCGTTGATACTGCGAAAGATTTATTATTTGCGCGTCTGAGGATTCAGGAAGAAGGCGCTGGATATATACATTTTTCTGATACTTTGAACGATGAGTATTTCCGTCAATTAACGGCTGAGAAGATCATCACAAAGTTTGTTAGAGGCTATAAAAAGCGAGTATTCCAAAAGATAAGGCCAAGGAACGAAGCACTAGATTGCTACGTGTATGCGCTTGCGGCTTATGCTATCATAAACACTAATGTCAATAGCATTGCGGACAAAATTGTTGCAAAATCCGCTGAAGAGCCGAAAGAAGAAGTGACAGATATCAGACGGCCTTTCATTCCAAAGACTCGACGTAATTTCGTCAATGCATGGCGGTAATTTATGGCTCATTCAAATTATTTTGATGAAATACAAGAAGGGGAACCTGCAACTATTGTTGCTGGCGATTATCTTCAGTGGAAAAAGACAGAACTAGCTGAAATCTACGATCCAACGCTGTACACCTTAGCATATATCGGAAGAATAGCGGGTGGCGGCAACGAAATTAATATCACTGCCACGGATGGCGGTGGATATTTCTTGATTCAAGAATCCTCTGCGACTACTGCAACCTACAATCCTGGCTACTATCACTGGCAGCTAGAGATCACTAGGATTTCAGACAGCGAGCGAATCGTTGTTGATCGTGGGCATTCTGAAGTCATACCCGATCTTGACATTAATGCAAGTGATCCTAGAAGCCATTCTGAGGTCATGCTAGACAAGATTGAGTCACTTTTGGAAGGAAAAGCTGACGCAGATGTGTCTTCGTATTCAATTGCAGGCAGAAGCCTGACTAAAATGTCATTTGCAGAGCTTGTAGAGGCTAGAAGCTATTTTGAGCAAAAGGTAAATAGTGAAAAAGCCAAGTTAGACGCCCAAAATCATAGAAACACGGGTGCTACCGCTAAAGTGAGGTTTTAATGGGATTTTTTGACAGATTTTTACCGAAACCAGTTCAGAAGACTAAAATAGTCAAGCGCGAATACGCTGGGATCAATACAGGAAGGCTTTTTGCTGACTTTAACGCCTCAGAGCGGTCAGCAGACAGTGAATTACGCTTTGCACTAAAGACTCTACGCAATAGAAGCCGTGATTTAGCGATAAATAACGAGTATATCAGGCGTTATTTTGAGCTTATGAAGGTGAATTGCATTGGCGACAAAGGCATTTTGCTACAGTCAAAAGCGCTGGATTCCGTTGGAAATCTTGATCAAAAAGGCAATCAAGCCCTAGAAAATGCGTTCAAAATGTGGGGTAAGTACGGAAATCCGACAGTAGATGGCCGTATGTCGTGGCTAGATGTGCAGAAATTGGCCGTAGAATTGCTTGCAAAGGATGGTGAAGCATTCATCATCAAGCACAGAAACTCACAATTCAGAGATTCGTTTGCTATTGAGTTCATTGAGGCTGATCAAGTTGATGAACAGTTAAACAAAAAGCTAGATGGTGGCCGTGAGATCAGAATGGGCATTGAACTTAACGAGTTCAAGCGTCCTATTGCATATTGGCTGCTGACTTACCATCCTGGTGACTATGATTACACTACGTCAAAGAAATCGCCTAAGCATCAGCGGATTCCAGCGGATAAAGTCATTCATTTGTATAAGCAATTACGTCCAGGCCAGACTAGAGGCGAGCCTTGGCTTGCGCCAGCAATCCCTGCAATCCGTCAATTAGGTGCATTCCGCGAAGCAGCGGTTATCAATGCTCGGGTGGGCGCATCTAAGATGGGATTCATCGTCAATAAAGGCGGTGATGGTTTCGTTGCAGATGATTATGACGGCAATACACCGATTATCGATGCTGAACCAGGGACATTTCACTTCTTAGGGCCGAATCAAGCGGTTGAATCGTTTGAACCTGCTTTCCCTAACAATGAATTCGACGCATTCCATAAGTCTATTTTGCGAGGTATCGCCAGTGGATTGGGTGTTTCATACACATCACTTTCTAATGATCTTGAAGCAACGTCTTATTCGTCAATCAGACAAGGCGCATTAGAAGAACGCGACTTTTACAGAAACACGACTTGTTTCATGATTGAACACTTCGTGAGGCCAATTTTTGACGCTTGGCTTGCGGCTGCGATGGAATTTGACTCATTTGGGATACCTGTCAGCCAATTTGATAAGTTTTCAACGTCGGCAGAGTTCCGTGGCCGAGGTTTTTCATGGGTAGATCCTCAAAAAGAGATGACTGCTGCTGTCACAGGATTGCAAAACGGCATCCTTTCGCTAGGCCATGTTGCGTCTCAATATGGGATGGACACTGAAGAACTGTTAAGCCAAATTGCACGAGACAAACAACTTGCGGAGCAGTTTGGCGTTCAATACGCGATTGAACCGTATGGTGGGAAAAGAGAAGAGCCTATCCCTGAAGATGAATCCGAAAGAGGTTTGAATGAAGCACTAGCCGAAAGTCTGAAAAGGGCATTCAGCGTTGAAGATTAACCAAGCCATTGCGTTATTTATTGAACGACTGCAAAAGCTGGACGAAAAACGTTCTGCTGACGTTTTAGATCTGTCTGAAAAGATTGAGCAAGTCAGAAAGTTCAAGCTCATTCCTGGCGATAAAGGGGAACGAGGCGAAACTGGCGAACGAGGCCCACAAGGTTTAGCTGGGAATGATGGTTTAGACGGCAGACAAGGCGATCAAGGCCCAAGAGGACCATCAGGACCACAAGGGCCAAAAGGAGACAAAGGTGATCCTGGTGCGGATGGACAGCCTGGGAAACAAGGCCCAAAAGGTGCAAAAGGCGATAAAGGTGAAAAAGGTGATCCAGGCCCACAAGGAAAGAAGGGTGACGATGGCCGATCAGGAAGAATCCCACGACACAAAATCCAGAATGGAGCCATAGCCTTTGAGCAACGTCCTGGTGAATTTGGCGAATGGATCAAATTCAACATGACGAACCAGTATTATTCTGGTGGCCGTGGTTTGACGTGGACTGATTACGCGACTGGGTTTTCAAGTGAGCCTACATTGCTAGAAACAATCGCAGAAGGCGATGTTTACCAGTATACTTACAACGGTGGGACGACTGCTTATCGTTTGGTGGGCAATCCTAGTGATGCGTTTTATTCAAATTATGATTCCGCAACGGATACGTTGACGGGTTTACTGGCTGAGAAACAAATAAATATCTGAGGTGAAGAATGGCTTTTGAACCACTTGACTGGGAAATTACCAGATCATCAGGCAATATCCGTTACATAGGCGCAGATCATGACGGTACTGCGGGATCAAACGGACGAACGACTCCAACGTATGCTACGGTGATTGAGTTCCACCGAGCCTTACAAGACTTCGCAGATGATGCGTCTTCTAGCGGTGATGATCAGTTAGACATTACAGACGATAACCCGTCTGATCGTTCAACGGATAACATTATCACACTTCTTGGCTCATATAACATTGATGACGCAGCTTCTGAGCACTTGTATGACGGATCAATCATCCAGTCGTCAGGTAATGTTATCTATGACGGTATCGTCAACTTTGGTAATGCTCCAACGATTCAGGTTGTTCAGAATGGAACAGTTATCGCTGATGACTGGTGGAACAACGATCCTCAAGGTAACAGCTTGGGCCTTAACTCTGATCCTGCTGGCGGTATTTCTCATCGATTCATGGTGAAAGTCAGAACTGGCGGTGCTGATATTGACGGACGAAGACTACTCGGTTTGTCTCGTGACTACGGGTTTACTTATGCAGAATTCGCAATTTCTGCTACGTCTCGTGGTAACAACGTTCTAGCATTATCAAGGTCAACTGACTTGAACAATGCTACGGCGTCTGGAACTGTTGCAGCTTATGACACTTCTGCAGCGACTGTTGGGTATGTCTCGTTAGATGTAGATAACAACGGCACTGATGAGAACTATTATATTCAGTGGGATCTTGGTACTCGTACAGCGATCAATGATCTCTATGAATACGTCAAGTATGTAACACGTAACGGTACTGCTGAAACGTTGTTCGGTTTGAACGGTTTGTTGTTCCGTGGTGTTACTCATGAACTTTCATTAAGCGGAACCAACTCAGGCACGTTTAGTGCGTTTGAGCCTATTAGCTGGTCAGGTGGTACTGGTCAAATGCTCGCCATTGATAACACTACAGCATCTTCTGCAACCAAAATGTACATTCAGCTTTTGACAGGTTCAGCACCTGCTGGATCTACGTTGATCACTGGTGGTACGTCTAGTGCAACTGCAACCACTTCAGGAACTGCTACAGAGCGCACAGTAGAATCTACGTCTGCACCAGGACTTGGTGTATCTACAGGTTCTGCGATCATCGGTGCTTACGGTGTTGGTGTAACGCCTGCTGATTTAGGGCCAAACGACAAAGTGTTTGACTTAACAAATACTCAGATCACGCCTCCAAACAATGTAACGTTCAGCGTTAGTGGTTTGGTTAGCGGTGAAGACAGAGTATTAGTCGGGCCTTCTTCT